CTGCCGCAGGTATAGCCGCAGTGACCGCCAATATTGCCGGGGCAGGTATGATTGCGACAATAGTGTCTAGTGGAACTTTACTAAATGTCGCAAAATCTGGCCTTAATGAATGGCAAAAGACTAGTCAATCGAGTATTAATCCAAGAGAATTCTCTCTATTTAAAGCGCCAACTATTAGACAATTCGGTTATAACTTCACCTTCATTCCAGAATCTGCTAACGAATCTAGAGATGTTGTCGCTATTATAAAATCGTTTAGACGTACAATGTATCCAGAAATGTCGGGTCTTATAGCCTATAAATTCCCTCATGTATATTCAATAGAGTATATCGGCGGTAACGACATGATCAAAATACCTGAAGTTGCGTTAACAGGTGCCAATATTGTATACAATCCAAATTCTAAATCGTATTTCAAGGGTGAAAATAATAGCCCTACAGAAATACAATTATCTCTCACATTCCAAGAACTCAAACCTATTACATCTGATCTTGTAGAGGCTGGTTACTAATATGTATTTTAATAAATTCAAAAAGATAGCTTATGATATTAATGGTGATGGCATATCGCGTGATTTAGTTAACCTTGCTACGTATACTACTATAGCGACAAAGTTACAAGATAATATCGCGTTTTATTCGTATTACACTATTAAAGATGGGGACCGTCCTGATAACGTTGCGTACGAACTATACGGTGATGAATCATTATATTGGATATTCTTCTTAATCAATCCAAAGCTGAGAAACATGTATGAGGATTGGCCTAGAGGTTCATCTGATATTTTGGAGTTAGTCAAGGCAAAACATCCTACATATACTGGAATAGTTAACTTCAATGACAGTCTTGTTAGTAAATTTAACCTAGGTGAAGCCGTAATCGGACAGCTATCAGGTGCACAAGGAATAATTGAAACAAAGAATGTGACCGATGGATATATTACTATCAGGGTAACGCATGGTACATTCAAATTGGACGGTGAGGCTGTACGTGGGGTGACGTCAGAAGACGCTGTAGCATGTGATGCTATTGTAGAGAGTGCTTATGGTCCTAAATACTATACAGATGATTCTACTGGTGATAGAGTACCAAGGCGTTCTGCTGGAACAACAGCATATACTCGATATGATGCCGCGGCAGAGAAGAATTTGAACCGCGGTCGAATCCGAATAATTAAAGAAGAATTCATTCATGATGTTGTGCGTGAGTTTAACAAAGAGATGAGAGCTAAGTAATATGGCAACCACTGAATCTATCGCGCCGAAGCAACTTAGTAGATATAAGGTTTTCATAACCTCATTAAACGGCATTCAACTAGATATAACACCACATGTTATAGAGACTTCAATCTTTGAATCGATATATTCTATCAATATGCATGGACAGTTAGTTATAGCTGATAACGCTGCCATCTTGTCTGACCTACCGCTTGTTGGTCAAGAAAAGATTAAAATTGAATTTTCTCGTGGTGAGGTAGATGTCGATATAGACTTTGTAGTATCCGGTATAGAAAACGTAGAATCGTTGAATAGTGCTGTCGGCACGTATACCATACTATTCACATCAGAGTCTAAATTAATTAATGCAGTATCAGAATTTTCTAGAACCTATAAAGGTTTAGGTATCGATATTATAGAAGAAATATATAATGATAACTTTGGTAAGGATTCACTGAATGTTAAAACTGGCGGCGGACCTGCTGTTAATATAGTGATGCCTTTCACCAAGCCATTTGCAGCGATCAATATGATCCAACGGAATACATATGATTCTAATAATTCACCTGTATTTATATTCGATACTGTATATGATGATGCCCCGCAACTAACATCTATGTATACCATGTTTAATCAAGAATCTGTACATAAGATAACCAATAGACTCAACACTAATACTGAGGTCGATGGTGAATCATCACGGGACATGTTGGATCATGTCGGTGAGGCATATGATATAAAAATACCAAGTGCATACAATGTATTCAATCAAATAGCAGAGGGTGCGTTCGCTGCCGATATAGACACAGTCGATATTTCAACCAAGAGTATTAACCGCTTCACCTTTGATTACACTAAGCAAGAAGATATCAGAAAAAATGAATATATGCACAGCAATTATCTGATTAATAGCACGAATATATCAGCACACACAAACTCGTATAGGATAACTAACTATACAAATGTTAAAGCTTTCGATAGTCTAGATAATTTATATGGGCGAGACAACTATGCCAAATCTATAGTTAACTCACGATTACGAAGATTAGATACTATTAAAATGTATCTTCATATGGACTCTGTAACAACTATTGCTGCGGGTAAGATAATTGATGTTGATTTTATGAGATTTACACCGATGTTGAGTAACTCCGATGAACCAAAGGATGCAATTAATTCAGGTAAGTATTTAATTGCATCACTTAGACATCATATAAAACTTGGTGAATATACAATGTCATTAAATCTAATACGTAATACAGTAGGGGATGCTTAATAATGAGTAACATTGAGTTTGGAATTATAGAAGATAGAGCAGATCCAGAAATGATGGGTCGCTATCGGGTAAGAGTAATTGGTAGACATTCGGCGGTACTTTCCAAGGCGGGTATACCACGAGATTCATTACCATGGGCCACTGTGATGATGCCCGTCACTTCAGCATCTGTATCGGGTGTGGGATCGACAAATGCTTTAGTTGAAGGTTCATGGGTGGCAGTAGTATTCATGGACGAGTATGCACAAAATCCAATCATCATTGGTTCTATACAGGGAAGACCTGATCAGAAGCGATCACCTACGGTAGGGTTCTCAGACCCTAATGGAAAGTTCCCACGATATATCAACGAGTCTGATGTTAATAAGTTAGCTCGTGGAACTAATACAGTAGTCGAACCTGATGATGCCGCGCCCGCTTCAGCTTATAATGCGGTGTATCCGTTCAATAAAGTAATGGAAACTGAGTCTGGTCATATCGTAGAATTTGATGATACTGATAAGGCCGAGCGAATTCGCATAAGACATAAGAATGGTACGTCTGTCGAGATGTTTGAGAACGGCGATATTGTATCGCGTAGTAAGAAAGACAATTGGGAAATGGTTGCGGGCAATAAAGAATGTCATATCACTGGTACTCTTAATATTGTAGTGACTGGCAATGCTACTATTAAAGCACCTCTCACTACTGTTGAGGGTGATCTGACAGTTACGGGTGCAGTCATAGTCGATAAGACAATAGTCGCCACAGACGAGATTACCGGTAAGGGTGTTAACTTGTCTACTCATACACATGGTATCACGGGCGGATCAAGCGCTGGTACTACTAGTACTCCATCATAAAGGTATAAATAGAACATGGCTATTTCAAATACATCAGTAAGATCGCGTACGTCGATATATTCTGATCTTGACTTTAAATTCAGAATGATCCCAGGGTCAGGCGATGTCAATATTAAGACCGATTTAGCTGCTATACGGCAATCGGTTTTCAATATTATGATGACATCTAAAGGTGAGAAACCATTTGCTCCTCAGTTTGGATCAAATGTGAAAGCATATTTATTTGAACATTTTGATAGTATCACTGAAGCTGTCATGAGGTCTGAAATAAAAAGCGCTCTGAAGAACTACGAACCACGTGTGATTGTATTGGGTGTAGTGATAGAAGATTTGTCATATAGAAATGCGATAAGCATAAAAATACAACTGCAAGTAAAGTCTCCTGAAGGCGAAACGGCAGAAATAGAATTTATTGTTGAGAGACTACGATGAGTAATAATAATTTAAAAGTAAGTAACTTAGATTTTGATGATATAAAATCAGACATTAAAACCTATATGTCTGCTCAGTCGAAGTTTCAGGATTATAACTTCGAAGGCAGCGCATTAAGTACAATCATTGATGTATTGGCCTATGTAACCCATTATAACGCATTGTCTGCTAACATGGCATTAAATGAAGCGTTCATTGATTCTGCTCAGCTACGAGAGTCTGTGGTATCGCATGCTAAGTTATTGGGATACACTCCTCGCTCCGCATATTCTGCTGTAGCATATATCGACATTCTTATCAATAACCCTACAGGTGTTGATGGTGGTGACGGTACATTGCTTCCAATGACAATGGATAAGGGTACTCAATTCTCTACAGCTGTTGAGGGAAAGACATACTACTTTGTTACTGATGAGACTCTAGCTATCGAGCCTACAGTTGAAGGCGTGTATAAATTCTCTGGTGTAAAGGTTCTACAAGGAGTGTTCAGAGATACCGCGTATACATACGATGTGGATACAATAGAGAAGTTCCGTCTACCGTTTAATACCGCGGTGACGTCATCTCTTACTGTTGCTATACAGACATCGTCTTCATCATCCGAATATACTAACTATGTAAGATCCACCGATGTCGCAGACATCAGTGCATTAAGTGAAATCTACTTCTTGAACGAAGGCCGCGATGGATACTACCATATTGAATTTGGCGATGGTGTATTAGGTAAGAAATTGGTGAATGGTAATATCATTAAGTTGAATTACATCACTAACGATACGACTGCAGCAAACGGTGCCAATGTATTCTCGTTGAATGATACTATCCAGGGTAACTCCGATGTGACTATCACACTGCTTCAAAAAGCTCTTGGCGGATCAGAGAAAGAAGATATTGATTCAATTCGCTTCAATGCTCCTTTGGGATTCGTATCTCAGAACCGCGCAGTAACACCAGATGATTATAAGTCAATCATCGTAAATTCATATGCCAACATCGATGCAATATCGGTATGGGGTGGTGAAGATAACGATCCACCAGATTATGGTAAAGTGTATATTTCTATCAAGCCTAAGGATGCCGAAACAGTATCTGCAGCTGATAAGATTACAATCATATCTAAGTACCTTAAGCCTAAGAATGTAGTGTCGATTACTCCTACCTTAGTGGATCCTACATATACATATATTCATCTTGAGACGTTCTTTAAGTATAACCCTAACCACTCAGATTTGTCTCTTGACTCTCTTGAGAACTTGGTACGTACTCAAATTCAGACGTATAACACAAACGAACTAAAGAGATTTGATGGAGTGTTCAGACATTCGAAATTGCTTAAAAGTATTGATGCTGCATCTGTTGCTATATTGAACTCTACGTGTAAAGTATTCATGAAGAAGCGGTTTGTACCTACATTAAATCTTGAAGCTAAGTATACTGTCATATTTTCTTCTCCTATACTCAAATCAACATCAGCTGATCCTGTTTTAAAATCTACAGTGTTCACATACAAGAATAAGCAATGTGTATTCTCTGACATATTGGAGAATGGTAGTCGCCATATCAATATTGTGTTAGCTGCAGACTCTACAGCGATTATTGCTAATAAAATGGGTACGATTGATGAGACTAGCGGCAAGGTTATTTTAGATGTATTCAACCCGACATCATTTGTAGGCGAACATATCGAGCTCACAGTTGAACCTAACTCTAATGATTTAGCGCCTAAGCGTAATGAATTGTTAACTATATTATATAACGCGTCGATTATTAAAGGCGAAGTAGATACTATGTCAACAGGCGGAACAAGCGCTGGTGTTGATTACACAACCACACCGAGACAATAATATGGCTCATGTTAGCGACACGTTAGGTCTAAAGACAATAATATCCGGTATTATACCGGATCACATCATAGCAGAGAATCCAGATTTAGTTGATTTTCTGAAGGCGTATATTGATTTTTTAGAACTAGAAAATAAAGCAGGCTTCTACCAGAATACGATAGAACTTCAGCGCGATGTAGATCACACTGGGCCTGAGTTCTTGCCGCAACTTCATCGGGAGATCGCTGTCGCGGTGCCTGGGAAGTTTGCTGCTGATCCTACTATTCTATATAAAGATTTAGCTCATCAATACAGAAGTTCTGGTACACCGCAATCAATTGATAACTTCTTTAACATATTATATTCTGATAACGTGGAATTGTACTTCCCTCAGGATGATATATTAAAGCCTTCTGATGGTAAGTGGAATGATTTTAGAGCAGATACAATTGCTCATCCAGAAGAACATTCACCATTATATACATATACATTAACGTCGGCTTTAACAACAATAGCCGGAAATGACGATGATGGTGAAAAGCTCAAATTTGATAACGTACTAGTATTTGTCAATAATGTATATAATACAGATTATACGCCGGTAACTGTTGTCAACTCTACTACTAACACCCTAGATTACTCTTTAGTGTTTAATGCCGAGTTGAGTATCGGCGATATAGTAACCATCAGACGAAGCGGTTCATATTCTACAGATGATGGCTTCCTATCATATAAGAAATACATTCAAGACTCTTTCTTCTATCAGAAATTCTCATATGTATTAAGAACTGGTCAGAATGCTGATAAATGGAAGAATGCGTTTAATAGATTGATTCACCCAGCAGGGTTTAAATTCTTTGGCGAGATACTATTATATATAGAAGCATTGAATCAAACTACACCAAAGAATCAACACGGATTCCAGACTGGTGGATTACCGATACCGATAATCATACCTGCCGCAGGGATTACACCGACATTTGTTAAGACTAGAAACTCTATTCTTGCATCTTATTATACTAAAGAGTATAAGCCAGAATTCAATTCAAATAAGTTTGGGCCTACAGAATGGTTCGAGAATATTAAATTCAATCTTACATCAGGTGTTGGTGAATTCGCCAATTATACCTTTGAAGACGTTATAAATAAGAACATAGACGTGAACATGGATTCCGTCATTGAAATTTCAAACTAGGAGCATCGTAAATGACTGCCATCATCACCAACCAATTTAGATTAAACGCGACTAAAGAGTTCGCAAACGATCTTTTGAATACATCAAAATATTATCTCTTTATCGGTCGATCTGAAGCATGGGCTGATGATGCTGCTCCTGATACCCCGTTGGATTCTGAGTATTATACTAAGACCGACGCATGGCAACGCATGACTGCTATGAAGAAAGTTCTATCAACAGATATTAGATATGCTACGCCTCGTCATCAATGGATCTCGCAGGTATATTCTGAGTATGATTCAAAGGATCCTCTATTAGAATCTAAATCATACTATGTTATAACAGATAATAATAACGTATATCTTTGTCTTAAAGCTGGTCCTGCTAACTCTACCAAGAACCCCGATTTAACGGGTGTTCAGGTTTCTGGTGTAATTGATTATACCGCAGTTGATGGATATATCTGGAAATACATGTTCTCATTATCTACAGATGCTACTACTAAGTTTCTAACATCAGCGTTTATTCCGGTTGATTACATAGTAAGTAACCCAGGAGCTGCTGCAGACGTTGCGTTGAGAAACCAATGGGATGTTCAAGAAAATGCAATTGGCGGTGCGTTCTATAATATCAAAGTATCAGCTACTGGTACAGGATATACATCTGCTCCGACAATTACAGTTATCGGAGACGGTACTGGCGCTACGGCTACAGCAACAGTTGCGGGTGGTATCATTACGGGCATTAGTGTTGTCAATCCCGGATCTGGATACAACCAAGCCAATATAGTTATATCTGGTGGTGGTGGTTCTGGAGCTGCAGCTTATGCGGTACTTCCTCCTACTGGCGGATTCGGAGCTGATCCTCGACAAGATCTAAAAGCTCACTATGTAACTATTAACGTTAAGTTAATATACGCAGATGGTGCTGGAGACTTTATTGTAGGTAACGACTTCCGTCAAATTGGTCTATTACGCAATCCGACCAATTTCGGAACGTCCGTAGTCGCAACTGCAGATACATTAGATTCTACTAAAGCATTAGTAATTGCTCTTGGTGGAACGTTTGCCAGCGATGTCGTAATTGAAGGAACAGTTACCGGTGCCAATGGTATTGTAGATTCGTATGATTCAACTAACGGTATTATCAGATACCATCAGACAGATACTACCGGATTTACAGAATTTTCAACATCAGACTTTATAAGAATAAGCGGAACAACTGGCGTAGGTCAAGATGTTACGGCATTAACCAACCCAGAAGTAGAACCATATTCAGGCGAAGTTATTTTCCTAGAGAATCGTACTCCTATCAATAGAGCCGGTGATCAAATCGAGACAATTAAATTAGTCCTAGAATTTTAAGGTAGTTAGACATGACAATTAAGTTTAATGTAGAACCATATTACGATGACTTCGAGACTGCTACCCCAGCAGTCGACGGGTTAACTCCTAAAGAGAAATATAATAAAATTCTCTTTAGACCAGGTCACGCTGTTCAGGCACGTGAATTAACTCAGCTACAATCGATTTTACAGAATCAAGTAACTCAAGTTTCTAATAATCTATTCAAAGAAGGCAGTATGATCATCCCAGGTCATACTACTGTCGAATCTTCTATAGACTATGTATTACTTGATACGATTAATGCCACAGATATGACTCAGCTGAAAGGTCTAACCTTTACCGACGGTCATGCGACTTCCCCGCTTCTTGCTCGTGTAGTCCATGCAGAAGCCGCTGATGGACTAGAGCTTGTAACGTTATATGTAAAATATACTAACACCGGTCTTGCCGGTAAATCTGTATATACTGCATCTGATTCTATCACAGCATCATCATTTACTGCAACAGTTGCGGCCGTGGCTCCAACTGGATTCGGTTCTATCGCTTCTGTGGATGATGGTATATATTTCATTAAGGGTCATATGGTAGTCGTTAAATCTGACACCGTTATCCTTGACAAATATACAGCTGATCCTTCATATGATATTGGTTTAGAGATCTCTGAATCTGTTCAAACATCAGCTGGTGATGCATCGTTGAATGATAACGCCAACGGTACACCGAACTATGCTGCTCCTGGTGCTCACAGATATCAGATCTCTACTAAGCTAGTTAAGCAAGTTGTTGCAGTAACTGCAACCGACAACTTCTTATTACTTCTTAGAATCGAAGCCGGTAATATTACTAAGCAAGTGCGAGCTACCGAGTATGCAGTCATTGAAGAGACAATGGCCCGTCGTACGTTCGATGAATCTGGTAACTACTCTGTTCGTCCGTTCTTAATGGACATCAATGAACATACCGACGTCAACATTGTTGGTGGCGATGAGTCAAAGATCTCTCTTGGTATGGAACCATCTAAGGCGTATGTTCGTGGGTATGAGGTTGAGACATTATCAACAACTCAGATTGCTACTAATAAAGCTAGAGAATCTACACTATTTGAAGCTGCTTCTGTGCCTACACCGATAGGTAACTATGTTGTTATTAATTCAATGACAGGTCTACCGTTTATTACCGATTACCAACGAATCAGTCTTAAAAATTCTGGTTCAACAATTATTGGATTTGCTCGTCCAAGAACAATAGTACATAATGGTTCTGGTGTATATAACTTATATCTATTTGATATTGAAATGAATCCAGGTTCTGTATTCGATGACGTTCGTACGCTATATACCGCCGGATCACTTCCGTTCAACGCGAGTGTTGTATTAGACTCCGGTAAAGCAATCATTAAAGATCCAGGTAGAAATACCTTGGTATTTGAAACACCGTTCAACCGTGTTAAAACGTGTGACTCTAGCGCAGATAACGATCCGGACGATTTCAACTATGTATATCACTGCACTCGTCTAATTGGAGCTGATACGGTCGCTTCTGGTGATGCTGTATTTACTACTGTAGGTACAGCTGAACAATTCGAACCTTTGGATACTGAAAATTGGATTCTTGCTGCGGCAGACGGAACAATTATTACAATATCTTCTGTTACTATTGCGTCTGGTTCTCAATCGGTTACTATATCAGGGCTAGGATCACACGACGGCACTAACGTTACATTGATCGCCGGCGTAAAGAGATCATTGAACCATAAGGTCAAATCACTTACAACTGGTGGTTCTCATAATGTGAATCAGTTCAGTGTATCATCACCAGTCGCAGACATGCAATTAGATAGACCTGATGGTTATCGCTTGCTGAACGTATATATGTCCGACAGTATGGGTACTGGTGCTACTGTATCAGACGAAGATGTCGCAGAATACTATGACTTCGATAATGGCCAACGCGATAACTTCTATGCTCTATCACGAATCAAATTAAAGCCTACCACCGCATTTGTACCCACAGGTCAGCTTCTAATAAAGTATGAATTCTTTACACACACTGGTTCTGGTGACTTCTTTACTGTCGACTCATATGACAACTTAGTTGATTTTAGTGGGAATGCAGTACGATATGAAGATATTCCTAATTATACATCTAAATCATTAGGTAAGACACTTGAGCTAAGATCGTCTATCGACTTCCGTCCACGTGAATCCAATGCTGGCGAAAACTTTACAGGTACCGGTGCGCATCTTACAGTATGCCCAGAACCTCAGACTACATTCACTACAGACATCCAGTACTATTTGAACCGCATCGATAAAGTATTCATCGATAAGGATGGTATATTCGGTGTCGTTGAAGGTGTATCAGCTCTAGAACCTGTATTACCAGAAGATCCTAAGGATGCAATGGTTCTATATAACGTATACATGGCAGCATATACAGAAGGTCCTAAAGAAGTTATTCCTACAATGATTGATAACAAGCGTTACACAATGCGTGATATCGGTCGTATCGATAAGCGTGTTAATAACCTTGAGTATTATACTGCTCTATCTCTATTAGAGAAAGATGCAGATGGTCGTCAGATCATCGATTCAGGCACAGGTGTACAACGTGTTAAGTCTGGATTCATTGTAGATAGTTTTGCTACTCACTCTGTGGGTGATGTAACTAACCCAGAATATAGATCAGCAATTGATCGTCAGGCTCATAACCTTAGACCTCAATTTGCATCTGATAACGTTTCAATGAAGTACTCTTCTGTGTTATCTACTGGTGTACAGAAAACTGGCGACTTGATCACATTACCGTATACAGAAGTTTCATTAGCTAACCAAGATCAAGCATCTGCTTGGATGAATGTTAACCCATACGACGTATTCTCATGGGTAGGTAATATTGAATTATCCCCATCATCAGATGAGTGGAAAGATTCTACTCAACGCCCCAATTTGGTTATTGACCAAGAAGGTGTATATGACGCGATGATGGGAATCATCAATGAAACTAATTCATTAGGTACTGTGTGGAACGAATGGCAGACTAACTGGACAGGTGCGGTTTCTAGAAATAGTTCTGACACACGATCTGGTCGTAAGATTACTACAACTACTGTATCATCATGGAAGACTGGTGAGAGTAGAACAGGTATCGAAACATATGTAACCCCTGATACAATTACTACGAATATTGGTGATCGTGTTGTTGAGGTTAACTTTGCACCTTTCATTAGATCTAGAATTATTAACTTTAAAGCCACTAGACTGAAAGCCAATACTCAAATGTATGCATTCTTTGACGGTGTTGATGTATCTGCATATGTTAGAACGGAAGCTACATTTACACTATCGAGTGATAATAACAACCCAGTATTGAGTGGTAAGAATACTGTCACGGCTCATCCGGTAACAGCTTCTACATTAACTACTAACGATAACGGCGAATTGATTGGATCATTCTTTATCCCTAACAACTCAACTAAGTCTTTTAAGACTGGTTCAAGATTGTTTAAGTTAACCGATTCTTCTACTAACGCGGTATCGACTACTTCTGCAGAAGAGAATTATAACGCTAAAGGTCTTATAGAAACTAAGGAAAACGTAACAATATCTACTCGTGTACCTCTTATCGAGCGTAGAGAAGTTCCTGGCGGTAATAGAATTGTGCCTAACTCATCAAGTGATATCACTGGTGTTCGTTGGGTCGATCCATTAGCTCAGTCATTCATGATTGATACTAGTGGTGGCGCATTCTTAACATCAATGGATTTATTCTTCCATACTAAGGATACTAGTGAGACTGTTACATTACAAATTCGTGAAATGAACCAAGGTATTCCTACTCAACGTATCCTACCGTTCTCTGAAGTAACGTTAAATCCTTCTTCTGTTAATGTGGTAGATCTGGATACGGTTAATCCAAGTCCTGCACTTGCAACAAACTTTGCCTTTAGCTCTCCAGTATATTTACAAGAGAATCAAGAATACTGTTTTGTTATTCTTGCTAACTCTAATAAGTACAACGTATGGTACGCCGGCATAGGTGATAATAACTATATAACTGGTCGGAGAATATCTAAGCAACCATACACTGGTGTATTATTTAAGTCTCAGAATGCTTCTACATGGTCTCCTGATCAAAATAAGGATATTAAGTTTAAGATCAATCGTGCTGAATTTGATACTTCTGCTGACGGTCAAGTTGTTCTTAATAACGGAACTGTTGCTACTCGTAAGTTGGTCAAACATGCTATAACATCTACTTCTGGATCTAAGATAATTACTGTAGAACATCCTAATCATCACTTCTTTAATACAACCAACTCGATTGCTTCGAAGGTTACTATTAGTGGTGCGGTTAACTTCAACGGTCTGACTACCGTTAACGGTACACATACTGTATATGATGTTGAGATGGATAGATATAAGATTAATTTATCGGCTAGTTCAAATGCTTCTGGAACCGGTATCGGCGGTGGAGCAGATATTGTTGCTACTCAGAACCAAATGATAAACACGTTTATGCCATATGTTCAGGGTATTAACTTCGGTGGAACAAATACTACTTGGGCAGTTAAACTTGCTACAGGCATGACACTTGGAGCTACTACTCCTACTCCGTATGTTCTTGATTCTGCATATTCTCCTATCATCGTAAATCAAAACTTCTCGGTTAATAAGCCGATGGTTATTGCTTCTGTTGATAACAAGAGCGGTGATTCAATATTGATACGTGGTCTATTAACTTCTACTAAGTCTAATATATCTCCGGTGATCGACCTGGAAAGATGTTCGCTTATTACAATTGCTAATAGAATCGATAACCCCGAGATATTTGCGGGTACAGATACTACTAAGAATAATGTCGAGGGCTTCGTAGCAGAAACTGCTGCAACAGGCGGTTCGGCTAAATCTAAGTACGTTACTAAGTCGGTTACATTAGGAAGTGCATCTGATGGGTTACATGTATTCGTTGATACGAATAGACCTTCTCAGACTCATATCGATGTATACTATAAAGTGGCAGCTTCAGAAGATGTTTTAGATGCGGCTCTTTGGGTTCTTGCGAGTCCGCTTGAAGCTATTCCATATACCGATTCTAGTTTGTTCAATGAATCTGAATACGTTATAGATCCAGCCGGTACGTTCTCAGCATTCAAGTTGAAGATTGTATTAAGATCTTCAAACAGTTCAAGAATACCAATGTGTAAAGACCTACGTGTGATTGCGATTCTTCCATAATGTTAAATCGTAACCTGATACCAGTCGAAGGAAACTCTGCATTATTCAGAGATCCTTCTTCTGGTGCTATTATAAATACTAATGAATCTGCAGCTAAAGCCTCCTTGAATGCAAGGGAAAGAGTCAAGGCTCAAGAACAAGATATAAAAGATCTTAAATCTGATATGAACGAGATTAAAGATTTACTCATAACCTTATTAAAAGAGAGACCACAATAATGGCATACGTTAAGGTAACTAAAAGCGATACATTTGAAACATGGAGACAGAAGACCAACGAACTTGGTGTCAATCTCGGTGACTATCCATTATTGTATAAGAACGCTACTGTAAACTTCACAGGAATTTCAGGCCAACCGCCTGCGCTTTATGCCGGAGCAACAGTTGCGGTATTTTCTATCACAGCTTCTGCCGGTGTATATTCTGTATCCGCTATCACTACTGCAGGATTGGGGTATAGTGTAGGTGATGTCATAAGGGTATACGGATCAGATCTTGGTGGTATTATTACTACTAATGACCTTCTAATTACTGTCGCGACAGATGACGGATCCACTGGTATTGCTACAGTGACGGTATCCGGAACCGCAGCTTCAAACCTTCAAGCTGAAGTTAACCTGATACGAGATGAGGTCGGATCTGCTACGTTAGATCTAACTACTTCTGCCGCAGATATTAAAGCTGCAATTAATGAATTGGACCTTAGACAAGGCGATGATGTATTAATCACAACAGCGACTGATATGTCTGCAGCTCTTAACGAACTCAAGACTGCCACCAATACACTTGGTGCTATTACTGCTGTGGGTATGGGTACAACGGCATCTTTAGTTGCAGACGCAATAGTTGAAGTTGGTGACCTTGCGCGTGATGCTCAAGCAGAACTTGGTGGTGACATGCTTACTGGCTACGCCGGTAATAGCGGTGGAGGTACTGCTCGAGTACTTCAAGCACTTAACTCACTCCATGCTGCTTCTTCGTTATCTACATTAGATGAAGAATATCTTAAGAGAGACGGTACTAATTCAATTGATGCGGGTGCTTATTTAAACCTATCTGAGAAAGGTGTTACTCCGTCCGATGGTGCTGAATTAGTATTGAATACTATGACAGGCACTACTAAATCTCAGCGATTACGTATTGATCCTACTACCGGTAATATCGGTATCAATAAGGCTCCTATTGCAGGTGCTCGAGTGGATGTATCTGGTGTCGTAAAGGCTACATCTTTTAATGAGAGTGGTACTACATTATCTACAAAGTATGCAGCAAAATCATCTGCCAATATATTATCTGGTGATAATACATTCAATGGATCAGTTACACTATCCCCGTCGGTAGGTAAATCTGTCGTGATCGGCGGATCCACTGTCGCGACAAGTACAATTAATTTCCTTGAATGGTTTCAAGATACTGCTTCGGCGATGTTTGATAGTTCTGGTGATCTGACCAAGTCGTACAACGATACAACCGGTAAAATATCATTTGCTGTAGATAATAACAGCCATAGTCATGCAGCATCAAATATCACAGACTGGGCAGAGGCGGTTACTGATACTGTCGGATCGATGATCGCAGGTAATACCGAATCAGGTCTAAACGTATTATTCGATGATGCTACTAATAAGTTAAACATCAGTATCACTGGTGGTACAGCTATTACAACAGACGCCGACGGTGTATCTGTTACAAATAACGGCATAACGGCCGATCAGTTAAATGTTAGTGGAGATGGTACTGCGTTACAATTCTTAAGATCGGACGCAGATGGTTCTTTCTCATGGGCAGTGCCAGTCGACATTAACACCACCTACAGTACATCAGTTCCAACAGGAACAACTAACCTCAGATTATCATCTTCTGCCGGTGTAAACGATGATGTTCAATTTGTTGGTACTAATAGTGTATCAGTTACTCGTATTAACGATAGTAAACTATCAGTCAATCACCTTACTACAGCAGGTCACAAACACATACCTACAGGTGGTGCTGGTGGCAAATATTTAACTTATTCTGCTTCCGGTGCTGCAGTATGGAGTGCTGATACTTTTGATGCTGACGTAGCCGATAAAGTAACTGCTATGGTAACATCGGTTAATACTGAAAACGGTATATCAGTATCAGTAGATGTAAATGATAAATTATCCTTCGACGTAAACGATCCTACTATTACGTTAACTGGTGATGTGACCGGTTCTGTTGTTATGAATAACCTTGGTTCAGTTAGTATGGTTACTACTGTAGCTAATGCTTCACATACGCATCCCTTCTCTAACATCACTGGTACGATCGCCACTGCCCAATATGGTACAGGAACTATTACGGCTACCGCACTTGCAGCTAACTCTGTTGGAGCATCAGAAATTGCTGCTAACGCCGTTGGTAACTCAGAGCTTGCTACTAATGCTGTTGCACAGATCAACGTAGCTGATGACGCTATCGGATCGCCTGAGTTAAAGAGTGTACAAACATTTAAGCTATATAACTCTGCAGGTACT